AAAGTTATGGAGAAAGAGAATAAAAATGAAGACAAAAAGGATAAACTAGTATTATCAAGAGAACAATTAAATCAGTTTGTGAAGCAGGCAAGCATAAGTTCTAACTTAACTCTTTTAAGTGAGTTGAGTAAAATTATCGCAGCTATGCACAAATCTCTTATGGCTCAAATACAACCATTACCATCAACAGAAAACGAAGAGAAGTAGGTGAGCTATGACAATCGAAGAAATCAGAACAGAACTTAAAAGCTTGCGGAAGTTAGAAAGATGCGGCCTTACAAACAATCTGATTGTTAAGTATAGACCTTTATTCGAAGATCTGCCATCGATAGAAAGCTTTGTTATGATGGAATGTTATGTCAAGGGAAGCTCATATCACTTATGCGGTTGCAAGCTTGCGTATTGCGAAAGACAGATTAAAAGAATAGTTCGCAGTGCTACTGAAATGCTATTAGAAATGATTAACTCAAAAGAGCAGTAAAACGCTCTTTTTTCTTATGTATAAAAACTTGTCCCTAAATGTCCCTTTTTTTACGAAATAATATAAACAGATGAGAAAGGAGAAATATGCAAGGTAAGAAATATGATGCAGCAACCAAAGAGCAAGCGTTGGCGATGTTGGCTGTTAGCACAAGTATCCAAGAAGTATCAGACAAGTTGCACATACCTTTTTCAACATTGAAGACGTGGAAAGATGCAGCTGAGAAAGATAACGATGAGTTCGTGAAACTTCGCAACGAAAAGAAGAAAGCGTTTATCGATGATGCTTGGGATATCATATCAGATGCCAACAAGCTCATGAAGATAAAGTTACGTAGAGCATTAACTCAGGAAGAGAATTTAGATGCAGCTCTTGAAGAGATGGAAGATTCTATGGACTGGGAAGATAAGAAAGAACGAGCTAAGCGCTTAAACGTTATCAACAAGATAAACTCATTAAAGATAGAGAATGTCGGCTCATTAGCGTCTATAGCTGGCACAATGTACGATAAGCAAGCGTTGGCCAACAACGAAAAGACAATGAACATCGGCGTTGAATCTCTGGAATCTTTAATCAAAAAGGTAGAGGGCGATAGTGCTTATTAACACAAAGAAGTACATTGAAGCGTTCTTGAAGATTAAAACAAAAGAAAGTAAAGTTGTTCCGTTTAAGTTAAATAAGCCACAAAACAAGCTTTATAACTTATTAAAACGTCAAGCAGAGCAGAAGAAACCTCAAAGAGTTATTATTCTCAAAGCGAGACAGATGGGCTTCTCTACCGTATCAGAAAGCATAATCTTTAAGAAGACGGCAACAGCATCGAACGTAACAAGCGGTATTGTTGCGCATAAGAGTGAAGCTACAACAAACTTATTTAATATGTCAAAGCTATTCTACGAAAAGCTGCCTGAGCCGTTAAAACCTCAAACCAAAACATCAAACGCCTACGAACTTATATTTGATACCAAAGATAATCAAGGACTACGTTCTAAGATTAAATGTATGACTGCAGGTGGTGAGGGAATAGGTCGAAGCGGAACGTTTCAAAATCTACACCTTAGTGAAGTTGCTTTCTGGCCACACGCTAAAGAGCAATTAGACGGACTTCTTCAATGTGTGCCAAACACACCCGATTCACTTATCATTATCGAAAGTACAGCAAACGGTTACGACTACTTTAAAGAGTTGTGGGACAAAGCTTGTGCTGGAGAGAGTGATTTTGAGCCATTGTTCTGTGCCTGGTGGGAAATGGACGAATATCGTCTTCCTTGTGGAGATATTGTTCTTACTGAAGAAGAGGAACTAATCAAAGCAACGTACAATCTAGACAATGAGCAAATAGCTTGGCGTAGATGGTGCATAAGAAACAACTGTAGCGGCGATATAAACACTTTCAAGCAAGAATATCCTGCTTGCCCTGAAGAAGCGTTTTTAGCTAGTGGTGAGTGTGTCTTTGATAAAGAAGCCATCATTAAGCAAATCAACGCTAAAAGACCACTTATAAGCGAGTGGAAGACAGGTGAGTTTACTTATGATAAAACATACACACCAATCAAGAACGAAAAGAACGAAGTGGTGGCGGTTGAGAAACATATTTCAAACATTGAGTTCAAACAAAAAGAAAACGGACTTATAACTATACATCGTTGGCCTGATTACGAAAAAGACGAGGACGGAGATATTATTGCTAAAAGGCGATATTCTCTTGGCGGAGACACTGCAGGGCTAGGCGATGACTACTATACAGGAAAGGTTGTAACTAACGATACGCTTGAAACGGTTGCAACACTACGCAAACAGCGTATCAATGAAGATTTATACGCTGATCAAATGTATTGCTTAGGTTGGCTTTATAATTGGGCGCTGATAGGCATAGAGGTTAACTATTCGAGAGTTCCAACAAGAGAACTGCAAGAATTAGCTTATCCTAATCTGTACCAAAGAGAGCGGCTAGATAAAACCAACAACGAGCCAACTAAAGAATACGGCTTTGAAACTTCAAGAAAAACAAAACCTATCATTATTCAATCTTTGATTAAAGATATCAGAGATGATGTTAATACCGAGTGTGATGTTATTACACTTAAAGAGATGTTAACGTTTGTCAGAAAGGAAAACGGCAGCACAGAAGCTCAAGAGGGTTATCATGATGACTTAGTTATGGCAAAAGCGATAGCTAACTTCATAGCTATGCAGCAGGGTGATCCAAATTGGCAGAAGATAAATAAACCTGACAAACGCAGAACAGCAATAGAAAAATTCTTCCAGGAGAATGATTGGGAAGAGGAACAAGGAGAATATGTCGAATGGTAATCGGTAAAACAAAGAAACGCATTGAGAAACTAGAAGAAGCAATCTTAAGCTTGACAAAATGCCTTAAAGGTGTTGATACAGAACTTCAGCAAACAAAAGAAGAAAATAAAGCGCTAAAGGCAGAAGTTGAAGACCTTAAGTTTATAATAAACAATTCTTCTGATAAAGCTAAACCATTAACTCAACAAGAGCTAATGAGAGAGTGGCAAACAGGAGAAGAAACCAGGAGAGGTGATAAGTAATGGAAACACGTAAATCTAAAAAGAAAGAGATAGGCGCCAAGCTAGATCAATTGTGGTCGTGGTATAGAGATGCTGTTGCTTATCAAAACTCAATCGGCCTCAATAAAACAATTCCTGAGTGTGTAAGGTTTTACGAGGGCGACCAGTGGCCAAAAGCTACAAACGCAACAAAACACTTCCCTAGACCTGTAATCAACATTATTGAGATGAACTGCAACAACAAGAAATCACAAGTGTTGTCTAGTCCTGTAAAGATTGTTTACGAAAGCGAAAGCCATAAAGCAGACACAGATAAATTTAATCACTTTGCAGAATATCAGCAAGGAAGATTAAGACAAGACGACTTAAATAATAAAGCTATCCTAGACGGTATCATCAAGGGCTCTTATTGTTCTTATTTCTATTGGGACGATTCTATTATTGGTCTTGATGGACTAAAAGAGGGAGATATTGCCGAACAAGTTGTTGATCCTGCAAACGTACTATTTGCAAACCCTAATGAAAAGGACGAGCAAAAGCAAGATTGGATAATGATTGTCTCACGTGAAAACGTAGAACGTATTAAACAAATTGCGGACAAGGGCGTAGATATGGCCAAAATCACTGAAGATGATAATGAAAGTATCTACAACGAACAAGAAAGCGAAACAACCAAATTTGCAACAGTTATTACACGTTTCTTTAGGGTAAATGGAGAAGTTTATTATGAAAGAGCTACAAAAGGAGCTGTATTCAATAAAGCAAGACCGTTTACACCTGATGTTGAAAAATATAAAAAGCTTTTAGCAGGTGATACTGAAGAAACTGAAGCACAACCTGAAAAGCAAGAAAATCAATTCTTACGCAAAAGAAAAGCAACCTTATATCCTATCGTCTTCTCTTCATGGAAAGAAAGAGATAAATCAATTTATGGACGTGGCGAAGTTGAAATAATGATACCTAACCAAAAAGCAATAAATTGGACTTTAGGACTTCAAATTCTAGTTGCTCAAAATGAGGGTATGAGCCCTGTTATTGTTAGACCTAACGCCTTAAAAGGCCAAAGGATAACAAATGAGCCAGGACAAATACTTACAGATTATAGTAACACTCAAGATGGTATTAAATTCCCTCAAAAACCTCAAATGTCGCAAGCAAGCATCAATCTCGTAGATAAGATGGCCGACCTTACAAGAGCTGCTACAGGTAGCAGTGAAGTTATGAGCGGCGAAGTTATATCTGCAGGAATGAGTGGAGCGGCAATTGCGCAATTACAATCACAAGCTTTAAAACCTATCGAAGATCTACAACGTGGCTATTGGCGCCACATGGAGAAGATAGGCGAAGTGTTAGAACAATTCTTCAGATTCTTCTATAAAGACAAGACGTTCCAATACAAGGATAAAGAAAACAATATCCACAACGAAACGTTTAACAGTAAAGAGTTTGAAAATGAACGTTTTGATGTGGTGGCGGAAGCTATCGCAGGAACGTTAATGAGCGATGTTTCTAATATCAACCTACTTGATGGCTTATTTTCTAAAGGAGCCATATCAATCGAAACATATTTGAAGAGCTACCCTGAAAATGCAATTATGAACAGGCAAAAGCTTCTTGACAGCATCGAGGCAGAACAACAAGAACAAGTTGCAATCATGTCGAAACAGCTTCAAGAAACTCAAGCACAATTACAACAAGCTATTGCGCAACTTGAAGAAGACAAGAAAGCGATTGATCAATCAGCTAGTGTGGTCAATGAGAATAGAAATCTCAAAAAACAAATTCTTGCTATTCAAGCAGAGTATTCAAATAAAATTGCTCAAGGTAATAAAATACTCGGTGATCTTATGGGAAAAGCAAAAGAATACTATTCTGATGCTAAATCTATGGCCAACGAAGTGGCAAAAGCTAGAGGCATAGCTCAAATGCCTAATAACGCAGGTAGTCCAAGCGAAATGCTTTGATTATAATTTATCGCAGTCGAACAGCGTAAAAATCGAAAGGAGAAACAGATATGTCAGATATCGAAAAGACAGCGGAAACAATCGATGAAAACGTAGACAACATCGAAAATGGTAGTATCGCTGACACTACCAACGAAGCGGAGTTTACAGACACTTCAGAACAAGATAATGCTCCTGCTGATAATGGCAAAGCAGAATCAAAACCTGAAGCATCACCTGAAAACAATAAACCGCAAAAAACAAACGCCGACTATGCTCGTGAACGAAGAAAAGCAGAGCAAGAGAAAGCAATTAAAAAGGCACGTATTGAAGCAACAATCGAGGCCTTAAATGGAGAAAACCCATACACACACGAAAAAATGGAAGATGAAGCAGACGTCCAAGAATACCTAACAATGAGAGAAATCGAAAAGTCAGGAAAGGATCCGATAGCTGATTATTCTAGATTCGTAAAACAAAAGACCAAAGATGAAGCTAGACAAGCAGAAGCAAAGAGTGTTCAAGAAGAGTGGTTAAAAAACGACAAAAAGGACTTTATAACCAAACACCCTGATGTAAATCTTGATGAGCTGTTGTCTGATGAAACCTTTAGGACTTTTGCAACAGGTAAAGTGGGCGCAATGCCTATGTCTGATATTTATACGGACTACAATAGCTTTATCGGTAAAATTGAAGAACGTGCACGTGATAGAGCGGCACAAGTACTCGCAAACACATCAGCAACACCTGGCAAACTATCAACCAACAACACTCCGCCACCTGCAAAGAGCTACAGTGAAATGAGTTCGGCAGAGTTTGAGAAAGTTGTGGCTAGAGTTAAGCGAGGTGAAAGAATCAGTTAATAAAAAGGAGAAAAAATTATGCCAGATACATCTGTATTAAACACCACAAGCTCAATGCCTATTGAGGTAAAAACTTATTATGACAGGTTATTGCTTGAAAGAGCATTACCTAATTTGCCATTTTTAAAATATGGCCAAAAGAAACCTATTCCAAAAGGAAATGGTAAAACAATCGAATTTAGAAAATTCAATTCATTAGCACCTGCTACTACACCTTTAACAGAAGGTCAACCACCTGTTGCTAAAAGCTTAAGTGTAACAAATATCACAGCTGCTGTTTCACAATATGGTGATGTTGTAGAAGTAACAGACGTGTTAGAAGAAACTGCAATCGATCCTATTATCAGTGAAACAATTGAGTTAGAGGGCGAACAAGCAGGCGAAACACTTAACGATGTAGTAAGAGATATCTTACTTGCAACAACAAGTGAATACAACGTAGGTGGCGGCGTCGATGAAAACGCTATCACTGCAGAAGACAAACTTACTGCAGACGACATTTTAAAACTTCAAACAATCTTCAAAAGAAGAAACATGAAACCTGTCGTTGACGGTTGCTTCTTAATGTTCTTGGCTCCTGAACAAGCTGCAGACATTATGAGAGATCCTCTTTGGAGAGATGTAAGCACTTATGCAAATAAGGGCAACGTTGAACAAGGCGAAATTGGTAAAATTTACGGCTTTAAGTTCATCGACACTACATTGTTAGAAGCTGCTGACAACACAGGCAATGTTTCTGTATTCAGTGGTCTTGCAATGGCTAAGAACGCTTACGGTATCGTTGATATCGAAAACGGCTCAAAACCTAAATCAATCGTTAAAATTGCTAAAGATGACGATAGCGATAGAAGCGATCCATTAAACCAAAAATCAACTATCGGTTGGAAAGCTATGTTTACTGCTAAGATCCTTAACGACCTTGCTTTAATCAGAGTTAATTCAGCTGCTACTGAAATTGGTTAAACCAAAACAAACAAATAAGGAGAAAAGTCATGGCTGAAAACAAAAATAAACCTACGGACGAAATCGAAAACGTAGATCAAAACACAACTACAAATGATGCTAACGCATCTGCAAAGGACAACAAAGGCGTTGATAAGCTTTTGAAAGGTGTTGCTGCTAAACTTGCAAAATGCAAAAAAGTAACAATCAAAGTTCCTTTAAACCAACTCAATAAAGCCGACACAGAAGTAACGGTGTCAATCAACGGATACATCTACCAAATTCAAAGAGGTGTTGAAGTTACTGTTCCACTTCCTGTAAAGAAGCTTTTAGAAAGAGCTGGCCACATTTAATGATTAAAAAAGCGTAACGTTTAGCGCTACGCTTTTTATGGACTATGAAATAAGAGAGCCGATGAGTGTGCGGCCTGGTGCAAGTCCAGCATAGTCCAAGTATGAGTTGATAACTCAATAGGTAGAGGAATCTCAGCAATGAGCTAGTGTGTTGCAGGTTCAAGTCCTGCTCAGCCCGCCACATTAAGGAGAAATTATGAAAAAGTTTATTTTAGCAAGTGTGATATTTATTATAACGGCAATGATAGGCATTTTAATGGATGCTGTTTGCGGATATTATCTACACGCCTGGAACAGTATGCCAAATTTAATTTATTTTGCACTTGGCTGGATAGCGGCAGGTTGTTATTTATATTTTAGTAATGATAAAAAATAGAGAGGAATTATGAAAATAGGTGAGATCAAAGTTGAAGCAATAAAGTTAATGTTTGCCAATTATGGCTACGACATCCAGGTAGACGATATTCAAAGATTATTAAGCGATGAGAACTATAGTTCTTATATCGTTAATATGAACGGTGCAATAGCGAGAGCTTTAGATAGAATTGAAAACGCTTGCGTATTGCCTTTAAAATCGTACAAAGTAAACCCTGCAGACATATCGCACGGGAAAGCTTTTATGCGCTTTAATTTGGCGCTTATAAGCGACTTATTTATGATTGATAGAGTTGTTATTGAGGGTGCTTGCGAATATGATGCAAACGCCGAATATGAGCTTGAAGCAGACAATCTTGTTTTGGCAAATTCGAACTCAGACATCACGATAATTTATTATCCATCTGTCAAAACAGTAGATTCAAACGTGTCTGATGGTGATGAACTATGGATACCTGATAAAATTGCCAGGTTAATTCCTTACTTTATCAAAGGAGATTTATTCCAAGAAGAAGAGCCCGACCTTGCTGCAGCGGCAAGAAATTTGTTTGAGGCAAGCTTGGACGATATGAAACCACAAAATCAAAATAAACAAAACTTTGTAAAACAAGTTTACAGATTATATTAGGAGCGTTATGAGTTTAAGAGTCAACCCAAATTTAAGCACAAAAGACAGGAAAGTGTACACCTTTGACAGTTTTAAAGGTGTTGACTTTTCGACTTCGCCTTATAAAGTGGCTCAAAACCGTGCAACTACAGCTCAAAATTTAATTTATGAAAAAGGTACCGTTAGAAAAAGAAATGGTTGGACTAGTTTGTGTCAATTAAATGGTGAAATAAACGGTATTTTTGCTTTCGAAATAGAAGATGAAGACATTATTATTGCTTATGCAGGAACAAGATTTTACCGTTTAACCTGGAATAACACAAAAGAACGACTTATTCCTATGGATATCACATTAAGCAGCTCTTACAATGTTGCTAAAGTTGATGTAAATGAACTTATAAGCCAAAGAATTCAAGTTTATATAAACAAAGGCAAGGCATATATTATTGGTTGCGGTGATTACCTTGTTTACGGAAAATATAACGGCAAGTTCGAATTAAGACGTGTTTTCGACAATGAAGACACATACATTCCTACTACAACTATAAATATAGACAAAGATGGCGTTGAAGATGAAAATAGATCATCTTTAGACAAAGTAAACATCTTATCGTCTTATAGAAAAAATGAGCTTTTGGGTGTTGATGAAGATTCTGCAACATGGACTGTTGATACCGCAATTAAAGGTGTTGAATATCCAATCGATAATAATAGCGAGATCAAAATAGAGGTTTATACTTTAGATATCGATGGCCAAAGCATTTCGTTTATTGTTGATAATAGAATTATGGACGACAAAACAAAGCTTTATAAAGAGGGAAACGATATCGATTCTGTTGGAACTGTTGATTTTGCCACAGGAAAGATTACTCTGAATATAAATACTAAACCTCAAGAAGACAATACAGCCAACATTGTTGTAACTTTCAAAAAAAGCACAGCAGGCCAAGAAGAATTTATCACTAAAGGAAGTATAAGCACAATCTTCGGTGGTGGCGGTAGCGCTAACAGATTGTTTATAAGTGGAAGCAATAAACAAAAGAATATTCATGTTTGGAGCGAAATGTACGATTTCGCTTATTTTGCTGACTCTAACTATGACGAAATAGGAAGCGATGATAGTTCTATCATGGGCTACGTAAGAGCAACAGACGGTATATTGCTTGTCTTCAAAGAGAAAAATGGAAGTGATGCTTCAATTTACTATGTAAGCGGAACGGATGAATCTCAAGAAGATTACAAAGGCGACATCGAGTTTATTACAAAGTTTACAAAATATGCAGGAAACGTCTCTGATACTATTTATGCTAAATATGCCACAGCAAGCTTAAACGGTGATAATTTAATTCTTACAAAAAATGGTGTTAAAGGTCTTGAGTTATACGACAATATAACAACTAACGCTTATAGGGTTAGAGAAAGAGACAGAAACATAAGAAACAAACTCTTAAAACAACCTGGACTAGAAAACGCTTGCGCAATAGTGTTTAAAGATAAATATTATCTTTCTATGGACGGCGTTGTTTATATCTGTGATAGCAAGTTTACGTTTGCTGCTAGCGACGATGTAAGTGGCAATTATAATTATGAGTGGTGGTATTATACCAACGTAGATGCACGTGTTTGGTGCGAAATAGACAACAGCTTATTCTTCGGCACACATGATGGCAAAATTTGTAAATTCACAGAAGACACCTATATCGATTTAACATATCAGGACACAGAAGCTGGAGATCTCACTGTTTTATACAATGACAACTATATTAAATACAATCTTAACCTGGTGCAATCGTTAAACGAAAGTAGCAACATCAAATTTACTTTAGGTGATTTATTTGCGGCGTTTATTGATAGTAGCGAAGAAGATGGCGAAATTGTTGGCATTGACGAAGACGGATATTTAATTATAGACGAAGCTTCGATTTACAAAATCTATCAAGGAATAGAGTGCTATGCTGACAGAACAGACGACACAGGACTTCAACCAAACGTTAAATACTTTATAGGCGAAGTTGATTTAGATAACTTAAGGTTTCCTCTACTTAACGAAAACGGGGAGCAGGTTACTCCTACAGGACTAGGTTTTAGATTGTGTAAAAACATCTCAAATAAGCTGTTATACGTGGCAAACGTTGACAGTGTTAATAGCACGTTCCAATTAAGAGAATATGCTAGCGGAGATATTCTTGATTTAGTAATTTATGATTTTGTTATGCCAACTCAATTGATGGCGACAATACACTTCAATCAAAACGTGGTGGCGGAATGGTACACGCCAATTTGCGACTTTGGTACAAATGCACACAGTAAAACACTCTTCGGCCTATCTATAACCACAGAGCCATTGATTAAAGGTAAGATTACTGTCGGTTATCAAACTAGAAACGTTGATAGAGATTTTATGACCTATGGCACCAAAGGTTTCGATTTTAACGATATAGATTTCCAAGATTTCTCATTTGAGAGTTCGTTTACAAGCAGTAATACTATTAGGGTTAAGGAAAGGAACTTTAACTTTATTGTGTTTAGGTACGTAAGCGACACATCTCAAGAGTGTGCAGTAAACGGAATTACAGTCCGTTATAAAATTAACAGATTAAATAAAGGAGTCAGATAATGGAACAAATACCAATTATTAAAAAAGTTAGCTCAGAAACTAGAAATGCGATGATTAGGAAGTCGGCGCAAACATTGCCAATGAACCCTAGTGAGCGTGGTTATTCGGGCGAAGAAATAAGAAGAAGATTTTATCAACCAATTCTCGATGCTGCCAATTCAACGTTGTCAGAGCTTGACAGAGTTGTTGACGAAACAAACAAAGCTTTATCTCAATCAGAAGAAAACTTTAATGAGTTTATAAACAACAGTTTAATAGCTGAGCCGTACAGAGTTTTATTAGATAGTTCTGTATGGGAATATGATCAAGACAAAAAAAGGTACATAGTAACAGTTCCTGTGTCTGAACATAATATTGAAGATTATAAAGAAATAGGCGTTGATATGATGTTGCTCGATTCAACAGGTAAATATATCAGCGTTAATCAATATGAAGTCGATGTTAATGGAAATGTTATTTTATTCCACGAAACAAACGGTGCAGGTTTTGCAAATATATATATTAAGCGTGAGGGATATATTTTAAGTGATTTAGTTGTTCACGTGAGCCACGTTGCTGGACTTGCTCCCGTTGCAATGACAAACAATTATAAGGACTTAGACAATATTCCTGATACAGATCAAATTGTGGCAAATGAAATTATGATATCAAAAATTATTTCAGGAGCTCAAAAAGTAAATTCTTCTATAAATTCAGAAAATGCAGAGAAAGCGGTATATGCGGAAGAAAGCGGAAATGCCGCCACCTCTAAAAACTCACAATATTCGACAAGGGCTGCTCAAGACGAAAACGGCGTTAACCTAGCTGGTGGATATTGTAAGCAAAATGGAACTTATGACAACTTAACAGCTGGAAATGCAAAAAAATCAAACAGGGCAACAGCTGACGAAGATGGTCAAAATATTAAAGGTAATTATGCAAAACAGAACGGTACCTATGCAGACATGAGTGTTGGCCACAGTTCTAAAGCAGACAATGCAACAAATGCAGCAAATGCAGATAAGGCAACTAAAGACGCAAACGGAGCAAATATTCCAAACACCTATGCGAAACAAAACGGAAATTATCCTAACTTGACAGCAGGAAACGCCGATAATGCAGGGAAAGCAACAAACGACGCAGATGGCAACCCGTTCAAAACTACTTACGCTAAGCAAAATGGTAATTATCCTAACTTAACTGCTGGTAACGCTGACGTTGCTGGCTCAATTAAGTTTGTAACAACAGCTCCAACAGCTGCACCACCTGCTGGAACGTTGATTATTTATTATGGCACAACAGCTCCAACAACAAGATATGATAGAGTTTTATATCTAATCGGATATTAAAAAGGGGGATATATGCTATATCAAAAACTATCAAGGATATGTCCTTTTCTAAAAGACAAATTTATTAAAGAAGCGTATTTGGGTACACAAAAGATTTTAGGTTTCGATACAAACAACACTCTTTCTTCAACCTATGGAGAAGATGAGAGATTTCAAATTGTAAATTACGACAAGGAATATGGAGATTTTTACGCTGGCGGATATGCAAAATTAAACGCCGTTTGCACAAAGTTTGGCGGCGGTGTTATAAATATATGGGATCCAGGCGGATCATATAATCTTGTTGATATTTACATTAAAAACATTGTAACAGGAGCTCAGTTATTCAGATATAGAGTATCTGTCTCAGCATATAAGAGCTTGTCTGATTTTACATTAAAGTTCGAGGTGTTTGACGCAAACGATAAATCTTTGGCTTCTAACACCTGGAGAACGGACTATGCTTTCGGGAGTTCGTTTAGGGTGTTCGAGTACGATTTCACAAACAATAAATGGTTATTCGACTTAATATACACAGGGAGCTACAGTTCAGGAAGAATAACAACGCACTCTGTTTCTTCTCCATACGTGCCATGCAAGGTTGAAGTGTACAACATTTCAGGAAGAAACGGAGCAAGATTCAAGATGAATAATATAGTTGTTCAAAATTAAAAGGAGAAAAAATGGAACAAATAACACTATTAGAAGCAAATAAACCCGAGAAGCTTCAAGAAGCAATAAATATACTTCTTGCCTACTTTAATAGGGCTCAAGAAATTCCAACAATAACAAAGCAAACGCTAGGGCTTGAAAATGTTGACAACACAAGCGATGCGAACAAACCTGTGTCTATTGCTCAAAAAGCTCTTATCGAGTTGTTAGATGCTAAAAACGTAAAGCTTACAAGCGAAACAAAACAATCGCTTAATAGCGATATTGAGCTAGCCGATGGAAAGAAGTTCTCTGCAACACGAGGAAACGGAAGCTCCGCAGATGTAATACATTTACAAAACTCTGACGGCTTCGAAAGTATTGACTTCGGCGATGAAGATCTTGCTTTAAGATTGTTTCACTGTTTAATCGATATTAACGGCATCAATGTAGGCAAAAACCCTAAGGTTGTAGTAAAAGATGGCAACGGCGCTAAAACAACCGAAATATTGGCTTATAAGTCCGATATTCAAGCAGCAATAGCCGAACTTATAAGCTCTGCACCTGAAACCCTAGACACTTTAAATGAGATTGCTACAGCTATCACAGGAAACAAGAACTTGATAGAAGCACTAAACGAAGCTATTGCAAACAAAGTGTCAAAAGAAGATGGTAAGACATTGTCTTCAAATGACTATACGGACGCAGATAAAGAAAAAGTACAGGGCATATTAACATCAGCTCAAATATCACAAATGATTGATGATGCTATAGGCGTTGCAGTTGGGGGTGAATACTAATGACCTTAATTGAATTGTTTACACAAATAGCAGATGCTATTAGAGCAAAAAAGGGGACTGCTGAAGCAATATCCGCCGTATCATTTGCGGAAGAAATTGCGTCTATACAGACAGGTGGCGGAAGCGGCGCAAGCGGTAATACTGTTTATGATTTAGTTTTAGATGGATCATATACAATCATGCCATCTTATCAATGCGATCAAATACTTAACGGCGCTTATGTAGTAATAAATGAGTAAAAGGAGAAATCATGAGTACATTTAATGACGTAGTAAGAAAATTATTAGAGATGCGAAATGCAATTATCAACAAGGGCGGCAGAGTTAATGTTGCAAAAACAAACCCTAGTCCCGACGAATTGATAGCTGGTATAAACTCAATAGATAATAACAGACCAACTATCGAAGCGTCTCAAGGTTATGTTATTATAACCGCAGAAAGACCAAACACTGTAATTAAGGTGTTTAATGGTGCAGATCAGCTAATGGGCACACAGTCAACAAATGCTAGTGTTGGCGGACAAGTTTCATTTTCACTTACAGCTTCAGGTTTCTACACAGTAAAAGCTTACACAAACACAGAGATTTTATTGTGGACGAACACTGTTTCAATAACAGATCCAGGAGTTTACAATGTGAAAAGCGGTCTTGCGTTAGAAGATTATACTTGGGAAGAAATTAACAGAGCTGCAAAAAATGGATATGCAAAATATATGTTCAAGTTGTGGGACACTAAAAAACTAGAATCTTTCATGGGAAGCACAACTGCAAGTTATAGAACTGCACACATCATAGGTTTTGATCACGACGACAAAGTAAATGGCGGTAAAGCGGGTATAACTTTTATGCTCGAAAGAACAAGCTCTAAATACAAACATCATAGTTCAAGTTCTGCAAATATCAACGGTATTTCTTGGGAAGGATCGCTTATTAGGGCAAATTGCTTGAAGTCAGGCGAAAGTTATTACACATACGACTTGACTGTTACGGCATCAAGCGAGGGCACATACTATGTCTACGATGATGTAAACGAAGAGTTCGTTTCTCAATCTTTGCCTGCTGAATTTGTTGCGGGGACAAAGTATTACACAAAAACAACCATCGGCACAGACGGCGCTTTCGTGGCTGGTCTTCCTGCTGAAATGCTTAACTATATCGTTCAGGTTAAGAAAAAAACATGGAAAGGATATGGCGGCGATGTTCAAAACACAACTCAAGCAGCAGAAAATAAAATTGTTATAACAACAAAAGATTGGATGTTTATTCCTGCAGATTGTGAAGTGTTCGGCAAAGATGACCGATTCAATATTGGCGTAAATGCTTACAGTCAATTCGAAGTTGAGGGCGAATGTTACGAAGCGTTTAAAGAATATAAAGAAAATGTCTTTAGGTATGCAGAATCTAGATGGTTTAGGTCGCCTTGCGTGAGCTACAGCATCTCTTTTGCGTATTGGAACACCAACGGCTATTCCAACTACAACTCCGCCAACAACACTTACTACGCTTCGCTCTGCTTTTGTCTCTAATCGTTATAATCGTGCATCTGAAAAGATGCACAGAGGACTAAAATATGCAATTAAAATATGAAAGCTACGAAAATGGAATTTATAAATGTGGAACAAAGGAATTTTCGCAGGAAGAATTCGAAAAAATAATAAAAGAAGAGGAACAAAACATGAGCGTGCCATCTTATTTAAGAAAAATATCTTCAGTTGATTATCTCGCCAGGGCGTTGGACTTGGTGAGATATACAACGTCAATGTGTCAAAAAATATCAAAAAAATATACTTTCTACGGTGGCAAAAAATTGTTCGAAACCGTTTATAAGTTAATGGATAACTTATTGCACGCCAACAGATTAGATGTAGTAAAATTTAATCACGAGAGAAGATTGTTGCTATATGCGGCTCTCGGAGATCTTGATTCTATCCAGGTATTGCTTGAAATTGTGGTACCTTACATAAAGTTTAAGAAGAAATCAGCTTCAAATCAAAATAAAGAAGTTGAAACAGACGACACTAAGGCAAAAGAAAAAGCTTTTATAAAGTGGACTACGCTAATACAAGCTTGCGAAAGCTTAATTAAAGGCGTAATTAAAAGCGACAAGCTAAAAGAAGAAAAAGAAAATACGGGTGCACAATTGTAAATCGCCTTGCGTGAACAACAGCAACAATTTTGCGAATTGGAACAACAACGGCTATTCCAACAACAACAACGCCAACAACACTAACTACGCTTCGCTCTGATTTTACAATATATGCCAGACATAGTAACCTCAAATGAGTGTGAAAACGGCAAAAGCAAAAGGAATTGTGCTTCCCTAACCGAAAGGTTAAAAATTGGAACTTTGATGCACCTTACTTTTAAAGTAAGCGGTGCTTGGAGAATTATGGACTCACAAAGAACTTGTAATTTAGAATATTACAAAAATCTTAAGTTTGACGACGTGTTTACGTTTGACAATATGCTTGCCTCATACACAAGCTGCTGTAAGGGCGTGAATTGGAAGCCGTCAACAACTAGATATAAGTTAAAGGCGATATCCAACGTTTCTCAAACCCTAAAGAAATTAAAAGATGGCACATATAAAAGTAAGCCATTTTCCAGGTTTGTAAGAACGGAGAGAGGAAAGGCAAGAAGCATCCAGGCATTACATATTAGCGATAGAGTTGTTCAGAAGTGTTACTGTGATTATTTTCTAGTTCCGCTACTAAGCAAATCTTTAATATACAACAATGGAGCTTGCCTCAAAGGAAAAGGCCTAAAATTTACAACAGACCAGCTCGAAGCTCATCTTCAAAAATACTATAGAAAAAATAAGGGAAATGTGGGCTACGTGTTAACTTTCGATTTTTCAAAGTTTTTCGAAAGCATAAATCATCAAACACTCTTAAGCAAAGTGAGAAAGCTTATTCTCGACGATAAACTCTATAATATGTTTGCTTACTTTGTAAACAGCTTTGATGGCGATAAAGGGTTGGGACTAGGCAGCCAAATATCTCAAGTGTGCGCTTTGTTCTTTGTTAGTGATATAGATCACTACGTGAAAGAAAAGCTAAAGATTAGATTCTACGGGAGATATATGGACGATGGCTATCTTATTAGCAATGATAAAAACGAGCTTATAAGAGCTAGAGATTGCATAATTAAAATGGCTGCGGACTTAGGTTTAACAATAAATGTCAAAAAGACAAAACTGTGGAAATTAGAAAAAGGTTTTATGTTTTTAAATAGACATTGGACGTTGACCAATAAAAACTTTGTAAAGCGCAAACCTAGCCACACAACACTGTTAAGGTTAAGGAAACGATACAGAAAAATTGTCGAAAAAAACGATCCTGAAGCGCTTGAAAGATTTAAAGGATCGGTAAATGGTTTTATCCATACTTTTAAAAACAGGAGATTAGAAGAATATGTTTACAGTTAAATCAGAGCCCATCACAAGTGTAGATGGAAAGTTAAATGACAACGTTGAAATTAAGGCGGGAGTGCTGCTTATAAGCGGCGAAAAAGAGCATCTTAGATATGAAATGAAAAGATGGTACACTTTAGGTCAAGACGGCAAATGGTACTATCTTGGACACGGCGCTTGCCCTGAATACACCATCGAAAACGATGCCAATTTTGATCAAACATTATTTAATAATATTTTTGAAGAGGTGAAATAATGAAACCAAAAACAAATCTAACATCTAAAATAATTTTAGCTTGTAGCATATTATTTATAATTATGTTCGGCTTTATTCTCTGCAATTCTGTAGGAGAATGTAATAAAGAAATGAGAGTTTATGCAGCATCTGTATCAAGCGAAACGGTAACTGTTGAAACGCCACAAGAAGAAACTGAAGAACAGTTCGATTGGGGTGTTTGGTTTAAAGATAAAGCTATGCCTGTTTTGGTTGCTGTGGGTGCGGGTATTGTGGCTATTTGCGGAATACTTGCTCCTGTGTTAAATACAATTTCAGGCGGGGTTAAGCTTTTCAAAAACTCTAAAACAGATATGGATACTATGGTGGGAGCGGTAAAAAATTCTCAAGGTCAGGTTGCAACAATATGTAAAGAAACAAAGCAAACTAGCGCAGAGATAAAAGAAAGCTTTAGGCAAAATAAAGAACAAATAGCCGCCATCTCTAGCGATGTGAAGACAGTTATAAACGTTATTAAAATTTTAGTTTGCAATAATTCGGAACTTGTCAAAAACGGATATGCTAATGAGATTATGAAGTTATTAGGAGAAAACGATGAAAAAATTGAAACGCAAAATAATTCTAATGGAAATACTTAGCTTTGTTTTGACTATTCTCCCTTTGATAATAACCGTTATCTGCAGGTGGGACGTTTATGTTAAAACACCAGGAGATGCTGTTAAATTGTCAGTGGGTGGCATTATAGTTCTTATATTGTTATTCTTCAAAGCAATCGGAAAATTAAAAATGCCAGCTAAAAGAGTTGTGTTGTATTTATTCTTTTTGTGTCTGTGCTATTTCTTACAGGCGATATTAGACGATGCTATGTTATTACTAGCAATGGCAACTCTTGGCGAAGTTTTGGATATAATAATTTGTCAACACCTTTTAAAGAAGTGGAAAGAAGATTTACTGCTTGAAAAAGGCGCCACAAAGACAACTGCTAAAGTCAAGGAAATGTTGGATAATTATGCAGGCGGGGGACGTTCATGAGTGAAAATAAAGTAAAAACATTTATCAGAAATAATTTTATTTATTTCATTATTGCCTTTGCGTGTATAGCTTACGTTGTATATGGTATGGTGCATCTTGAAGCATCAGGCAAGACAATTATCCAAATTATAGGCGAAAGCTTTGTGATATTTTTGTTCGGCTGGTCTATCAGCTTCTTGTTCTCTTTACAAGGTATGAACTCAGGCGACAACGAAAAAGATGTTATAGAAACAAATAAACTTCATGCCAAGTGTGTAGAAGATATAGATCCTAAAATTAACGAAATGGACGATTGGTGTGAGCTTGAAAATGACAAAGCTTTAAAAAAAATAAGAAAGCGTCTACTCAACCAAGAGGGTATGAAATACGACGATTACTTCGATGCTGATGGTATTGCAAAGAACGACGTAGAATTCAAACTTGAAGCGATGCCAATTCCAGCCGACTATGAGAATATAGAAAAATACAAGCTGGAAAAAAAGAAAGTTAAATACAATAACAAAAGAGTAAAAGCAAAACGTAAAATGTTTCGCAAAGCCACAAGAGTAAAGATAACATTACTCTCTACAGATTTAATCACTGCCACAACTATCAAAAATAACGATCCTAACAATTTAGGTATAGATAGAAAGCAATATCAGAAGATGGACGCCAGGTCTGATCTTGCTTCAAGAGTAATTATGGGCGTAGTGTTTGCATATTTCTCAGTAAGCTTCTTGTTCGGTTGGGCTTATTTAATATCTGCTCTCGTACAAGTTGCAACATTTTTATTATTGGGCGGAATAAAATTTATGCAATCACGCTACTTCGTAAAAGAAGATTTAAGAAAAAGAACAGTGCGTCAAATAAACTTTATGCAAAAATTCAAATGCGATAAAGGACTAGCTTCAATTAAAGAAGTTAAGGAAGAATTAAAAACCATAAAAGACGGACAAGATGATACAATTCTAGAAACTAAAAACACGGAGGAAATATAATGACAGATACAGAATTATTAGAGTGGTATAAAACAAACAACTCTTCTAAACCTGCCAATATGAGCGATAAAGATTATGAATTAAATATGAACAAGGCGCTTAAACTTCAAAAAAATCAAGATTTGCAAAACAATCTAAATAATCAACAAGCCGCCGTTTCGAAAGCTCAAGCGCAATCACAACAAAGCGCTAGTATTTCTAACGAAAAATTGATGAAGTATTTAGGTCAAGTGCAATTGTCTAGCGGCGTGGCCAAAGGTCAAACATCTAGCGACTTTATAAATGCCAACAATAGTTATATGAACACACGTGCAAATATAAATAATAAAGCGGCCACAGAGCAGCAAAATTTATTGGATAGCTACTACTCTCTCAAAACTGCAAATGAAAAAGAAGCTCACAACAACGAAATAAATATTCTTGACAAATATCGTCAAAGAGAAATTGAAGATCAACAACTCGCAAACGACAAGCAAGACAGAGAATGGGAGCTTGCCGAAAGAGAAAGATATCTCAAAGAAAACGCTGAAAATAGACAACGTGAACAAGAAGAGTGGGAATTAAAGATGGACGCTTATAGGAAAGAGATTGCAAACTCTGAAGAGGATAGACAGTTAAGCGCCGCCGAAAAAGATAAGGCAGAAAAAGAAGCAAGCGATAATTATTGGTTAAACGCTGCAGCAACACGTATTAACGCAATGATAAGTCATCTTGCAGACGAAAACAACAATTTAACACAAATCGACAAAGACAGTATTTTGAGCGAAATTAACGAATACTACAAAGGTAAATTCCACGCTGAAGAAACTTATGAGAAGTTGATGGATATCTACCTTAACGCCGTAGAATATAGATATTACGGCTAATATTTATTGATTAAGGAGAAACAATGACAGGAAGTGCTTATGACAAACTTTATACAACTCAGAAACGTTTAGATGCTAACAGACAAGCGGAAAAGGAACTAAATGAGCAACTTGCTTTACAAGAAGAAGAAAGGCGTCAAGCTGAAATCGCTAGAAAAAGAGCTGAAGCAAATTGGTTTGAGCGCACAATGTCAACCGTTGGCGAAATCGGGGTTGACTTTCTCTATGGAGCTGGTAAAGGAATTGAGGGAATAATTGATTTTGGAGCTGGCATAGTTGGAAGTGTTGGAACTAAAGATTTTAGAAACACAATACAGAACTTTATTGAGAAAGATTATGTTGGAAATTCTTTTCTTGGTGATTGGCAACAAAATTTACACGAAATAAGCTATGTGGACGATATGGGCTACGGTGGAGAAGTAATCACAGGAATAGCTAGCGGTATCGGCCAAATGCTTCCTGCGGTTGCTATGGCTTATGTAACAGGTGGCGGATCTGTTGGGCAAATAGCAAGCTTAACAACCTTAGGAACTAGTGCGGCTGGTACAAGCATGGAAGAAGCTTATAAAGACGGTGCTGGTTATTACGAGGGCTTGGGCTACGGTATTATAAACGGCGGGATAGAAGTTTTGACCGAAAAAATGTTTGGCGCAAATACAGGCGGCGTATTCGGTAAAGGTATGCTTGATGATATTGGCGAATCTACAGCAAAAACAGGAATGAAAAGAGTTCTTAGCGATATGGCTGAAGAGGGCATTGAAGAAATGGCTTCTAGCATAGCGAATCCGCTTGCGAAAAGTATATACAAAGGCAAAGACGCTTTACAAGAATATCAATCAGCAGATTATTGGAAAGAGGTTGGAACTTCAGGAATAGTCGGAGCTTTAACTTCTGCAGCATATTCAGGAACGGTTGGTTATGGTTTGTCAAAGTTAGGAATAGGCCACGTTGGAATTGAAGCTGATATCAACGACAGTTTGGTGGAAATTCAAAACCAATGGAAGAAAGCTGAAAATTTATTCAACTCTAACAAACTTGATGATAAAAACGAACTGCAATTAAGCAAAAACATCATCTCTAATTATCAAAACATAGAAAGAGTGTTGAAAAACGCAACACCTGAAAAACGAGCTTCTCTGATTGAGAAGTTTAGTTTGCATGAGGCGTTTAACCCTGATGGCTCAATAAATAGTGATTTTGCTAGCAGAATTGGAATAGTTAACACAAATACTACAAATACTCAAAACAACGCTCAAAACACGCTTATAAGTGATAATTTTGACCGTAGATATTACTCTGTTGGGCTTAGAGGAGATGAGAATTCTATCAAGGCAGATTTAGATTCAATATCTACAGAACTTAGCGAAAAAGTGGGACAAGAAGTTACACTTAAAACTTTTGCTGGAGAGTTAACTGAAGCAGGTAAGACACATTATGCTAAATTTAAAAAAGCAGTTTCTGTGCTAAACAGCATAAGCAAAGACGGCTTAAGCATTGTAGTTGTTGAGCCAAATAATCACCTTAACGGTGTTTTATTAAATAAAAGATTTTACATTTCATCTGATATGATTGAAAATGGAACGTGGGCTAAAACGGTTGTTCACGAATATACTCACTTTGCTGAGGGAACTAGCGAATATGAAAAATTGATGAAAATATTACATAGCGATAAAACGCTATATGACGGAGCTATCGATAGCGTGTTGTCGAAAGCATATTTTTCATCTGAAGATATCGCAAAGTTAGAACAAATAATAAATAAGCATAATAGCTCTATAGATCTAAACCCTGGCGAGCAAAAGTTATTACGCACCTACATGACAGAAGTAAACGCTCACATGACAGAGCAATACTTGGGCAACGATTCTTTCATTGATAAAATTGTAAATAAACAAACATCTCTAGCTCAAAAAATTGTTAACAAGATTTTTGACTTAAAAGAAATGTTTGAAAGAATAGGCAACGTTCAAAAACAAGCAGAATACAAAAGATTAACAAAAGCTCAAAATCTTTACCTAAAAGCAATTAAAGAAGCTGGCTACAGTTACGACAGAATTGCTAGAAAAATTCGCAAATTAAAAGATAAAGAAGAAAATGGGGTTGCAAATTCTAACGAAATCGGTTATAATAATGCTGAATATTCAAGAAAATCATATTATAATGAGTTCAATACAAACGTTCTTCAATGGGCTGCAAACTCTAAGACGCAACAAGGCGATGTGAGAATGTTTTATAAACCATCTGCAGATGAGTTTGTGCTAGTAGAAGCAGACGGAGACAGTGGTTTTAGCGAGATTGCGCAAGGCGATTATAATGTGATAAAAAATATATATGAGGAGATCAAAAATGAACAAACCGATGGTCAAAGCATTCATGAAATTATTGATGAAGTTCGAAGTGCTAGTAGAAGCGGACGTAATAGGAATAGCAGGAATGTTGAAAACAGAAGATCAGATGTTAGAAATGACAGATTGGCTAGAAAAGAATCAGGAAGCAACAGAGACTCAGATTCTCAGGAAAGCGATGGAGCTCAGTTCTCATTAAAAAACCCTGCTGAGTATACTAAAAATTTAATAGCTTTGCACAACCTAACAGCAAGCAAATTGTTAGATACTATTGAAATGGGCGGCTTGCCTATGCCAAGTATTGCTATCATCAAAGATGGAATGAGGCACGAAAACTTTGGAAACATCAGCCTAGTATTAAAATCAGAAGCGATAGATCCAAGCAAAAATTATGACAATAAAGTTTACTCTGCAGATGCGTATTCTCCAAGATTCCCTCAGGTTGACTATTCTCTAAATGGAAAAGCGCTAAGAGAATTAGCTGAAAAGATGAACACCAGCGTAAGCATGCTGGAAGCTAACGATTTCTCAGAGGGTAAGAGTAGAGATAGAATAATAGACAGTTTAAAATATAATGACCAATTTATAGATCATTATTTAAGAGAGTTTAATATTGAGAAAGAAATCGCATATAAAGATGCGTCATACTCAAGCACAATTTATTTACATGATGATGTAAAAGATTTTTTAATCAAAGATTACTCGTTTCACGATTTTTGTTATAACGATAAAGTGCAACAGGAATTTAAAGACGCCATCAATAACGCAAAAAACAAACAAGAAAAAGATTTTAGAAAAAATTTAATTCAAAACGCTTATGAAAAAATATTGAGGCAATTAGAAGATGCCCGAGATGATAAGTTTATATATAATATTTTGCAAGACCAATATAATAACGATAAAGAAATTGCTCAAGGAATTGCAAAGCAAGTAGAAGATACCTATCAAACAAGACAAAACACAATCAATAAACTAAAAGAAGATCAACAGTTTAACGAATATGTTGAAAACGAAGTCGACAAAGTTTTAAACAAAAAGTATTTAAGAAATAATAAAAATTATTACACCAACTCTGGAAACCCACGAAGCTTTGATGCTTTACACGAACCATATACAGCCGAAAATGCTGTAATGTTGATGAAAGAGCAAGGCGGAAAGAACAGCGAGGGTGGAAATATTTTTGGCTTCGGCATTGGAGAAATTAAGGCGGCACTAAGCAAAAATCTCTATAGCATATCTGATATGCACGACAACGAGGATATTCTGCAAGATGCGAGTGAAAGCAGTGCAGAGTTGTACGAAGAGTGCAACAAAGACCTACACGACCTAGCAGATAGAATATCTGATAGAATAGATACAGGCAACTTCCTGGAAGAAAGAGACATTGCTCTTAATGCGATTTTCGACATAATCTCCAAAACAACTACTAATGAGCAAGTTAGAAGATTGCTTAAAAGAGATTACACTTTTAATGTTACAGATTCTGAAATTTCAGAAATTAGGAAACTTGCTGAAAAGGTTGCAAAGCTTCCTGTTAAATACTTTGAAGCAAAACCTGAAAGAGTTGTGCGCTTCAACGAAATTCTTGCCGCAATTATTCCAAACGACTCTTCAAAAGAATTGACTAACAAGCTAAAGGAAATTAACGTAGATTATGTTTTATATGATCAAAGCAACGAAGAATCAAGAAAAATAGCATTAAATAGTATTAAAGACGCAAAATTTTCTCTAAAAGATGGAAATAGCAAATACAACTTCTCTAAAGGACAAATAGCAAAATACGTAGCAGAGCACTCAAAAAGCAAAGCTTATGATAAATCAGATGCGGAAAAAACAATTAACGCAATTGTAAACACTCAACTAGCATTTGGTGATAAATATGGAGAAATAAGCAATAAAACAAAACAAGAAGTTACAAATATGCTATGGCACGCTCTAAACACAAAAGCTGAGGGATACAGAATTCCTGTAGCGCTAGAAATAGCCGATTACATCATTAACAATGCTGTGGCTGAAGATATGTACGAAAGTGGCGACAATGAAGAAGATTTCTTTGTTATAAATGTTTTAAGAGATTATTTACACAAAGTTGACCTAGACGGGATACGTGGTGAAATTAAACACAGATATGACAATGATAATAGTCCTTATGCTAGATGGGGAAAGAGAAAAGGCACAAACGGACAATCTCCTGATCAAATAGCACAAGAGCTGGAAGAAGTCGGCATTAGATTTAACCACAATAATGCAGCAGATATTTTCTTCGAAATGGACGAGATGTATAAAAAGGCGCTTAATAACCTTAAGAACACATCTAAAGAAAGATTAAAAGACGTTATCGGCGAAACAGATAAACAAGAATTAAGACAATCGATTGCCCGTGAAATTTTAATGGCGTTCGATAAAGAGGGACACAAAACTAGATTCGCAGAAACTATAGAAAAATACACAAACAGAATCTCTAAATTAAAAGAAGCGGTTAGAGATATTCAAGCTTATAATAAAGCAAAAAATAACGTTGTTTCTACTGTTGAAAGAATGAGAGATGAGTTTGTTAAAAATAAACCTGCGGGGTGGAACGTTCCTGAGCAAGTTGTTAACTTTGTTAAGAAAATTTCAAAAATCGAAACATGGAGAAACGATATTTCTTCACGTGCAAGAGAATATTTGAGAGAACTTGAAACACAGTTAGACAACGTACTCGACGAAGCTCAACAAGAAATTTATCCTTACAGAGACATAATACAAGATTTGGCATACGGTCAAGGCGAATTGTCAACAGAAGAATTGAGAACTCTCGATGCTATCTTAAGACAATTTATATGGCAGTTAAGAAACTATGACAAAGTTGAGTTTGAGGGATCTGCGCAATCTATAACAAATTTAGCAATAAAAGGCGTTAAAGAAAGCAGGGAAGCGAAATCAATTTTAGCCAAAGGCAGCAACCCGCTAATTAAGTTTAAAAATAAAGTTTACGCAAACCCTTATGATAGAATGGCCGAAATGGGCTTATACAGGGACGATTCAATAACAGTAAGATTATACAAAGAGATGCTATCTGGCGACAGAAGAAGAGCGGAATTTGTAAGAGACGCAAATGCTTTGTTTGATGAGTTTTTGAAGAAAAATAAATCTTACTTAAAAGATTTGCAATCTGAAATTGTGATTGGCGATATCAAAATGACAAAACGTCAAGCTTTAGCTCTATACGCAACATCACTACGTGAGCAAGGCAGAAGCCACTTATTTAACGAGGGAAGCGGTCTCGGACACATAAGATTAACTGATAATAAATTATCAACGCAAGGAAAAACACTTGAAGCTTTTGCTAATGGTGTAGACGTAACAATCACAGCTGAAACAATTGAAAAAATCAAGCAATCATTGACGGATGTTGATAAAAAATATCTAGAGATTGTAGATAAATTCTTCAACGAATTATCCAAAACGGCAAAAACTCAAACCGACAAAAAACTTTATGGCTTAACAAATATCGAAAGCGGTTACTATTTCCCTATAAAAGTGTCTAGCGACAAGATATATACCGAAGCTGGGCAAAACAACACAAACGTTAATCAGTACGTATTAGATATGGGAATGAATAAGACCGTTAAGCCAAACGCAAAGAATAAAATCGTAATCGACGGCATTGACAACATTATATCAAACCATATACAAAATATGTCGTTGTACTACGGATATGCAATTCCTTTAATGGCTTATAACCGAATTATGAATAAGCAAATTGTTTCTTTTGAGGGCGCAGACGCAACAAGCAATATGCGTGGCGAAATTCAAAAAATAGACACAGAGTTTGAATCTTACATGAATACTCTATGGCAAGATGTTCAGGGTATAAGAAAGGCCGATAAAGGTTTTATTTCATCGCTATTGTCTAAAATAAGATGGGCAGGAGCAAGCTCGGCACTTGGTGCAAATCCGAAAGTGTTGTTTACTCAAACACTTTCTCTAGCATCTGCTTTATCAGAATTTAACGGCAAATACGTGGCAAAAGGCATGGCACACTTCTTCGGTGAGAAAGAGAAAGCGGAACTTTCAAAATACTCTGCTCTTATGTGGGAACGTATGGAGATTGGAAACAGCGTTGATATCACCGAAATTCGTCAAATAGGTAAAGAAATAGGAACTTTTGGTAAAATTACAGCAAAAGCCACAAAGGCAATAAACACATTTACAACAAAACCTATTTCCTGGATGGATAGCAATGTTATTCAATCGCTATGGTTTGCTGCACAGTACGAGGTTGCAGACAAGCTTGGCGCAGGATACGAGGTCGGAACAGAAGCAAACAAAATCGAAGCTGGAAAACGTTTAGATGAAGTTGTCTTCAGGACTCAACAAACAAGCGATGCAATAGGCCGAAGCGAGTGGATGCGAAGCCAAAACGAATTTGTTAAATTTACTAGAATGTTTACGGGTGATTCAATACAGTTGTCAGGCCGACTAATTGCTAGTGTTAATAAATTTAGAATAGCTAAAAAGATGATCAAGAGCGGAAACTCAGAGTTGGCTAATCGTGGTCAATCTATGCTTAAAGATGCGAAAATCGGCATAGCAAAAGCTGGCACAGCGTTTATCCTTAATCAGTTGATGTTGTTAGCTATAGCTATGGCATTTAAGTGGATAAAGGGCAAGAAAGACGACGAAGAATGGTCTGAGATTGCACAAAACGAACTAAAAGCGAACTTGTTTAGCTTAATTCCTCTAGGTGGAGATATCTACGATATTATCTCAGGTTATGAGCCAACAAATATGGCATATACGGCATTGAGCGACACTGTGGATATCGCTACAGGTCTTTATAATGGTACATCCGCCCTGGTTAAAGGTGAATACGTGAGCAATGTGGAACGAAATGCTGCAATCAGGAAAACAGCAATTTCTATTAGTAAACTGCTAGGAATTCCTTTACAAAACATAGAAACCTACAGTAAGGGTATAATAGGCAAATTTTCTCCTGGAAGTAGAGCGGAATATGAAGCAATGTTTAAGCTTGAAAGCAACAAAACATACATTAACAGAATACAAAAAGCAACAGAAAACGGAGATGAAGAACTAGCAGAAACCTATATCAACATCATGTTTAACAACAAAACAGGTAAGATTAAGGACGATGCGGTCTTAAACATCACAAGAGATCTGATAGTTAAAGGATATGATGTGTTGCCGAAGAGTGTAAACAAGACAATTACTTACAACAACACTACTTACACTTTGTCGAAAAAACAATATAATCAATTTAAAAACACTTACTCTCAAGCAACAGATATAGTTAAATCAATGGTGAATCTGTCAATGTTTAACAGATTGGATGACGAAGCGAAAGCTAAAGCCATGACGTTTATATACGACTATTACTATAATTTAGCTTTAGAAGAGCTTACGGGTGAGGATATTGTCGAAGAAACTTCATTATTCGCAAATGCTATACCTATAGAGAAGTTAGCAATAGCCGTTGCTCAAGCACGACTATACACGGCAGACCTAGATTCTAACAACAAAGTCATATCAGGCAGTAAAAAAATAAAAGTTCAAAACTTTATCCAAAGTTTAAAACTTACGGCAGTGCAAAAGTATATGATAATGGGTTATTTAGGTTACAGCAACAAAAACGGTGGCGATCAGGTTAAAGCTTATATCAATAGATTAAAGCTTACAAAAGCTGAAAAACAAAACCTATATGAGTTAAGCGGATACGAAGATTAAAAAAAAGAGCAATTTACTTGCTCTTTTTTATATTTTCATAAAACGACACGGCTGAAATTATTAAGGGGAAAATAAAACAAGCTGCGAATATCAAGATTAAATAGACACTTTCAGTAAAGGCGACATATATAGACCACGAAATATTAAAAATCGATATAAAAAACACAGAAAAAGATGCTAAACATTTTATGACTCGAGATTCTGAAGCTGATGTTAAGATATAACACACAACAAATATAATAATAGAGATCCCATACAGTTTATCTATCATATAAACCTCATCAATTCTTGTTCATTTTCGATTTTTGTTTCCTATAGTATATAATAGATTTTACAGTATAATAAATAACCATTGCTAAAAGCCCAAAAGGGATCAAACAATAAATGCCTGCACCTTGCCAAATAGTAATTACTGATACTGCAAGAAATAAAATATCGAAAAACAGACAATAAATTATTCTAAAAAGATCTTTAGACATCTAAACCTCACTTGAAGACATTTCTTTAAAGAGGGCTAAAAATAAAAGCGCCCTCCAGCTAGGAAGGCACAGTCCTATCCAAAACAAACCTTCCAATTGCTGCGACACAACTTACCCTATGTAGGTGGAAGAATTTGCGAAATAGGCAAAAAATAACCTTTCCTACTAGGGCGTTAAAAAATTATTAAGTTGTGTCGCACTATTATGATAGCATAATGCAGCTTATAAGTCAACCCGCAAAAATAAAATTTTTAAAGACGTCTTGAAAAGTTGAATTTTTTGATTTATAATCTCGCTAGAGAGGTAAATTATGAGAGGTGTCAATTTTACAGCATATCAAAAAAGAAAAGCTCTAAAACTGTGGATAGAGGAGAAATGGCCTATTCAAAAAGTGTGTCAACACTGCAAATGTACAGAAAGAAGCTTATGGAGATGGAAAGCTATATACGATGGAACTTTGGCAAGTTTAGAGCCAAACACTAGCAGAAAAAATATGCCACATCCAAATATGCACACTAAAGACGAAGTTGAACAAATCGAAAAGCTTGTTAAAAACAAGCCGCATCTTTCATATAATGAAATGTACGGAATAATGAGACAAAAACACGCCTACAGTAGAACGTATTGTGGCTTTTACAGATATATAGTAAAACACAATCTTAGGCCTCAAAAAGAACTTGAGAAATATGTTCCACAACCTTACGATACGCCTCAAATGCTGGGTTATAAGTGGCAAATGGATGTCAAATATGTTCCCGTTGGTTGTTATAAGGGTGAAGTAATACACAGAGATGATAATAAATTCTACCAATACACAATGATTGATGAAGCAACACGTGAAAGATTTTTGTTCCCGTATAAAGAACATAATGTTACTTCTACACTAGATTTTGTTAAACGTGCGATTGTTTATTTCGGATATGTTCCCGCAAGAATACAAACAGACAACGGACTAGAGTTTACCAATCATAAAGAGAAACACTATAAAGATGGCTCAATAATTCAGACGAAGAAAGTCCATGCGCTAGATATATTGCTTAATAAATTTGGAATAAAACACCAACTTATAAGAGCGTATACGCCACGATTAAATGGCAAAGTTGAAAGATCTCACAGAAGCGATCAGGAAAGCTTTTATAACTATTTAACCTTTAAAACCCTTGCGGAGCTTAAAAAGAAAATGATGCAGTGGAATATTCGCTACAACAATAGGCCTCACTCGGCCTGTACAGACAGAGACGGAAAACGTGTATGGTGGAGCCCTTTGGAAAAGCGTGCCGACTTACTGTTGTTATTAGAAGAAAAGAAAGAAGAATTTTATGTTAAGTTTGTAAAAAAGTCCGCACAGCGAACAATTCGCCAGGTTTATGCGGCTTAATAATATAAAGGTTAATAGATAATTATATTATATAATAATACATAAAGGCGGGCTTCCCCTACTAGTAGGGGATAGGTTTTTCATTGAATATCGTTAAATCGTTTGACATTAAAGGCAAGAATAACTATTATGGGAATGATGAAGAAACCATTATTCCTATTTTTTTATCCAATAAACTTCTCAAAAACACAAAAAACATAGAAATTTAAAAAAATTTAATAAAATTTAATAAAATCTATGAAAATCAGTTGACATCTATGAATTATTATGATACCATCTCATTGTCAGAGTAAGACAATGAGGTTTTTTTATAAAGGACTCATCTTATATCTGATGGGTCTATTTTTTATATAAAAGGAGAGTTATAAGTGAAAGAAAAGAAACTTAACACAGCAGAAAAGCAATTAAATACAGTTCCAGTCAGTGCATTTATCACGCCCGAGCTTAATCAAAGATTTATGGCCTATGTTAATGCTAAAGCTATGGGAAACAAAAGTTTTGCACTAAAGACAGCTATTGAAATTTTGGTTTCAATGTTTGAAGAAGAAAAGATATAAGGGGGGGGGGATGTATGAATTTGCAAGAAAAAAGGTTGCAAGCAGGTATTGAACAAGCAGATTTAGCACAAAAGGTCGGAACAAATGCTCCAATGATGAGCAATTTTGAACACTACAAATGTCTACCTATACCAAGTATGTTAACTAGAATTTGTGCAGAGTTAAAATGCGATGTGTTAGACATTTACAAAAAGGATGAAATATACTGCAAAGCTAAAAGCACGGCAACCACAACAAAAAACAGTTCCGATATTTACAATCTGCAGGCAAGATTACCAAACAAAGCGAGAGAAGTTTTAACGCCTGAAAACCTAAGATTGCTAGGGTATCGAAACATAACAGATTTTATCAACAGGTGCTACCTAAAATTTGAAAGGAAGTTGATGTTGATAAAACAAAAAAAGAACGCTGCTTACCAAAACACCGCAACGTCCTATGAGAGTGGTACACATACCAAATAATACTCAATATTTATTATACCACTTTCTTCTAAAAAAATCAAACAATTAAGGAGAAATTATGGAAAAATATTACACAGAGCTCGCAGAGAAGAGCAAAAAGAAACAAAAACTTATCGAATTAGGCATTTTAGCCATGACACGTGCAGACGAAGTGCATATTGATGATTTGAGATCTGCCATTGAAGTGCTTGACGATGAAAAGCGAGTTCAGAAACTAGCAGAGCAATCTATTGAAGAATTAAGAGCGGCAGAAAACTCTAAAGATAGGGCAAAGCGCATTTTAGGGCTTGACTCTAAGCAAGGAGATGTCAATGAGCAAAACATTTAATTATTGTATTGAAGTTGGATGCTCTAGATATAGCGAGCAGACAGATGAAGAATTTTGCGACACTGTTGACTATGATTACAATGTCAGCAATGACGAAATCGAAGAAGCTTTAGGGGTTATAATCTTTAATGAAGAGATTGGCGCCAATATTAAACTTGATGCAAATCAGAAAAAAATGTTAAAAAACAACTTAAGCAAATTCTTAAAGGATAATGATTTAATTGACGAGCTATCTGATATTTACGAAGATTCGTTAAAAGATTACTTTGAAGAAAAAGCAATAGAAAGCTATAGGGGGTAAATATGGAAGAATTGACAGTTTTTCAAAAAATGAAACTCTCTACAGCAGAACTAATAAAAACAGTAAATACAGAAATAGGTTATAAGTGCTGCCAGCCATTTGCCGTCAGATTGCTAGACGCTTTAAATGCCTTAAAAATAACAACCGATGCTGAAGCTAAAAAAGTATCAAACACTATTTTAGATAACTTACAAACGCTATTTCAAGGCGGTATTACTTCGGAAGATTATGACAAGATTGATCTTGTAACACGTGGCAATGTGGTTACTGTTTCTGCAAGAGTTCAAGCTTTAATGAGAGCTTTTAGACGCAAAGGTTATATGTTGGTTGATACCATAGTAGCAGTACCTAAAGGAGACGATATTTACTTCGAAGAAAGCTATAGAGACGGTGCAGGAATTATCTATTTATTAAAAGATAAAAGAATTAACACAGACAGGGAAATTACAGCTGAAAGATTGGCTGGGAATTATTTTGATAAGTTTCTATGTCGCCTTGAATTAAAAGAAGTTGCAACAGGCAAATCAATTATGCTTGTTTCTGAAATGTCTAATAAAGAAGTGATGTTCGCTCAATCGGCGTCTGATAATGGTATATTTCTATCCGAATGGAAAGAAGTAGTCAATACTAAAGGTGAAGTTGTTTATAAACAAGGTACCAGGTTAGCAAAGAAATATAAGGTTATCTATGATGGAACAAAAGGCAACGATATTAAATACAACGAAGACAGTATGTGGTTTAAGTGGACTGCAGAAATGGTAAGAAAAACAGTAATGCGTAGAGCTTTAAAAAATGTTAAAGAGACAATTCCTGAGTTAACTCAAACGATTATGGCATTCGATACAGAATATCCTGAACGTACAGAAGACGAAGAAGAAGTTATTGTTAATATAGATGGTGTTGTTAATACAGATGTTGATTTGTTAAACTTAACCGAAGAACAACAAGAAGATGTTAAAGAAGTTTTAGAAATTTATATGCAAAACCCTGCGGCTGCCAAAGCTGATGCTGAAGAAATAAAAGCTGCCTATGAAGCAGGAACTCCAATAAATGAAATTAGAAATAAATATTACGCCGAACTTGTAAACTTGTCAAAATCTCCAAACACATATCCTTTAGTTAAAAATGTTATCCAGGGGGTTGCTTATGAAAAAGTTGAAAATTAAGCAAGGAACAAGGGCTTGGGAAACAGCAAAAGAAACAAGAATAGGCAGTAGTGAAGTTTTCGATATTGTTAGATATTACGCAACAGATAACGAGCTTTACAATTGCGGCATTGACGCTTATAAGTTTAGACAGGAACTTCCATTTGTTTCTACATGGGCGTTATATCACAAAATTATTCAAGACGGTATTTACCAAAAAGCTTTATTAGATCCAGCGCTAGGAGAATATGGTTTAGCAATGGAAACATACGGCCTTAAGTTGTTACAAGAAAATCGTAAAAACAAACTAAAAAAAGGTGAAGTATTTATATCGGACAAACTAATAGCTTCTCTTGATATTAGTGGCATAAGCGAAGATGTAGATGTGAGAGATTTTGATTTCGGGAACGGAAAAATTAAGCCAGGCGAAAAGTTTGTTTGTGAACAAAAAACAATCTCTCCATACAAAGATCACTTGCCACTCAAGTATGTTATTCAAGCACAGTATCAAATCACAATGTCAAAATATAAATTCTTTATGCTGCAACTAATGATTTTAGAAAAAGACACTGATTTCGAAAGAGGAAAAATAACGTCTTTAGCAAACACTAGCAAATCAAAATTTATTGAATATGTGAAAGACAAAGTTAAAGTTCAATACGTTTATTTTAATCACAACGAAGCATTGTCTCAGCTGATCCAGGTTTGCCTAGAAAGATTCTTTAAAGACGTAGACAATCGCAAAGAGCCACAACCTTATGTTCAAACAGACAATGTAAGCAATATCATTATTTCAATCAGGCAGAATTCGTTTTATAACCCTGATTTAATAAAAGAATATGATTTAACAGAGTTTGCTGAAGCAAAGAAACGTTATGACGAAGCAGATAGAAACAAAAAAGCAGCAATGCAGAAAATAATAGATTTTGCAATGTGTAACAATTGTAGTAGATTTATTGATTCTACGGGATATTCAGCATCGTTTGCCTCTAATGGAAGATTTATTTTAAAGGAGCCAAAGGAGAATAAAGATGATTGAGTTGAGACCTTATCAGAACACAGCGGTAACGTTTGCTATTGATAATTTATTTAATTCTAAAAATTCGCTCATAGTGGCAGGAACGGGTGCAGGGAAGACAATTATGCTATCAGAGGCAATAAGACGCTTTACAACCGCTTATAAGTCAAAATTTGATAGATATCCGCACACGCTAGTTCTAGTACATAGAAATGAGATACATAATCAAAACTTGACAAAGTTTAAATGGGTAGCACCAAGTATTGCAACTAGTGAAATAGTAGCAAGTAGAAAATCTATTCACGGGTTAGTTCACTTTGGCATGGTGCAGACCGTTTCAAATATCATAGACGATCTACCCGCATTTGATTTAATTGTTATAGACGAAGCTCACCACAGTATGGCCAGCAGCTATTTATCAATTATCAATAAGAATAAAGAAAAAAATGCCAACACTTATGTTTTGGGTGTAAGTGCAACACCTAATCGTGGAGACAAAATTCCTTTAATTGATTTATTTGATAACTTCTATCAGATAACAACAAGATTTTTAATAGACAGTCATTATCTTGTCCGCCCTAAATTTATTGATTTATCGCCAAGATTTGGAGAAGATGTCGGACATCTAGCTAAAAACGTAGAATGGGAAAGTCCTGAAGCAATTGCTTTTGTAGACAATCTGATAGATTTATATCTTAAAAACAAAGAGCCAGGAAAATCAATAATATTCGCTCCAAATCATAAAATTTGTCAGCTAATTAAAAGCTCTTTAGAAAGCAAAGAGAGAACACCTGCTTATCTATCTAGCAACATACCTGACGATGAAAGGAATTATGTTATTGAAAGCTTCGAGAAAGGCGAAGCAGAAGAGCTTATAAATGTAGACATTGCAACAGAGGGCTACGATTATCCAGAGTTGCGAAACGTTGTTGATTTTGATACCAACGGTAACGAAACTCAATGGATACAAAAAGTGGGTAGAGGGTTAAGAATTGCTAAAGGCAAAACAGGTTGCACTGTTATTGATTTTGGCGGAAATCTTACTCTATATCGAGATGTTGAAGTTTGCGTTAATTTAGACGGCGAGTTTAAAGCGGCCAAAGGCAACAAGCTTAAAAACGAGGACTTCTTTTCATCAAAGAAACAATCTCAAGAAAAAATTAAAGAACAAGCATCATATAGAGAAAAGGAAGAGTTTACACCATATTCTCCGCCTGTTGGTTGGGAATCTCTAAATGACGATTCTGTTGGTATTGTTTATGTTATAAGTGGCAGCGATAGAGATGCTATTGTTGTAAAAAATCAAAACGATTATATATTATTCACATCAAACAAACGTGAGCTAGAAAGGCAGACGAGCGGAACGTTTGATTCTTGCGTCAAGATTGGTGATGAATATGTAAAAGAAACTAGTTCGGAACTTTGGAACGACACAAGCTTGATTAGTAAAATGCAAACAAGAAAATTATCGCCAAAATATCCAACAATGACGCTTACAAAATATTCTGCAAATTGCATTATCTGTTGGGAAAGTTGGAGAAAGGTGGTGTTAGATGAAATTCAAAGCTAAAAAACTAGAAGTTAAAAAATTGTATAATGGCAACACGGAATTTTCACTAGAGGTCGAAGATAAACAAAATCGACTTATAAGTCAAATAAACGACCATAAACAGCTGTTAAGCTCTGAAGTTGAAGTTGCCATTGATAAATATAGAAAAAAGCGTAGCGGCGGCCATAATCGATTGTTTTGGGATATGTGTGGCGAGCTTGCTGAACACATCAATGATGCTTTAATCACTCAATTGTCGATCTACAGAGATTTAATTAGAGAATATGGAGTTTCTACAATTTATCCTGTAAAAGACGAAGATCTGAAATTTATCACTAGAGATTGGGAAAGCAGGGGTGATGGCTGGATAACTCAAGAGCTTAGAAAGAGCACGGTCGATAAAAACTACACAACAGTAAAATTTTGGTTTGGTAGTTCAATTTACGATTCAAAGCAATTTTGGAGATTAGTTGAGGGGTTAAAGGCGATGTGCAAAGATTACAATTTGGATATAAGCCACTATGACCAACCTATGCAATTAGCATTAAATGAATTTGAACAAAAGGAGAAAGCGACTTATGGGAATGATTAGAGAAAGTTTTATACTATTCAAAAATTGGACGGATAGTATTGAAGCTCTACCCGATGAATATCAGCTCGAAGCATATAAGGCGCTTACCAAATATGGACTTACAGGAGAAATGCCTGAAGACACTTCTGCTGTAGTTAAAGCGATCCTTATAAGTTTCTCTGTTGGTATGACTAACAATATTGCCAGGTACCACGCAAGCGTTGAAAATGGCAAGAAAGGCGGAAGACCAAAGAAAGAACAACCTAGCAACGAAATTGAACAACCTAGTTGCGAAAATGAAAACCTAGAAAAACCTAGAAAAACCCAAGAAAACCTAACACAACCTGGCCATAACCTTAATGTAAATGATAATGTTAATGTTAATGGTAATGTTAATGTTTCTGAGTTAGTTAAAAAACAAAAAATAAATATATTTGAAGATTATATCAATGCGGGTGCGTGCGCAAGGGTTCCTGTTAAATCAGACGAAGAGAGAAGTGTATATTTAAAACACTATCAGGAATTCTTTGATTATAACCGCTCAGGCAAGTTTTACGATGCAGCACTAGAAGTTATAGATACAATAATCGAAGCAAGAGAACAAACCACACAGGATAAAGGGTTAATCTTCAAATCGAAAAAATATTCTTTTACTGAATTTCTTACACAAGTTTCACAAATTGACTGCGATAGATTTAGAGGCATTATTTCTCAAATAACCTTTAATGAAGAAATCAACCATAGAGCTGTTTACATATTGGGTTGCATCTTACAACCGTCAAATAACAACAAAGCTATGACACAAGAAGAATTTGACAATTTTGTAAACGCACAGCGAGGTTGATATGAAATCTAAACGTAGCAAAGCGTGTGATATTTCTCAAAAGGTGAAAAATATTGTTTGGGAAAGAGATGGCAAATATTGTGTAAACTGTGGAAATGCTGAAGCGATGCCAAACGCTCACTATATCCCGAGATCTCAAGGTGGTTTAGGGATAGAAGAAAACGTTTTGACTTTATGCAATAAATGCCATGCTCTCTACGATCAGTCCTCACAAAGAAACGAAATGCGCAACAAATTTAAAAACTATTTTAAATTGCTTTATCCAGATTGGGAAGAAAGCAAACTAACTTATCATAAAGATTGAGGTGGTTATGGAAGTGAGTAAAGAATTGGAAGAGATTTATAATAACAATGCTCCAAGATTGGTGAAATACTATATCACCAAATATACATCAACGATCAAGATTTTTGGCTCTTGGGAAGATGCTTATCAGTCGCTATTATTGCAAATATGGAGAGTGATGCCAAAGTTCGATAGAGAGCGAAGCAAATTCACAACATTTGCACTATATGTTTGCAAAATGGCCTGTTATAAAGAATACAGGAAACAAAATGCGAGCAAAAGAAAGCACGTGAGTATTAGTGTCGATGCTGAAATTGATGAAGAGGGGCATACCATTGCAGATGTTATAGGGGAAGAAGTTGATATTGAAGACGTTATTGCAAAGGAAGATATTATCGAAGATGTTATATTGAAACTTCATCCAATGGCTTATGATTATTACATAAATGAGCTCTCTCAAAAAGAGCTTTCAGCCAAATACAATCTTTCTCAAGCTTACATAAGCAGAATTATAAGCAAGAATATAAACAGAATACGAACACAGATGTTTATGGATGAGCTTATAGACAATAAAGGAGAAATTTTATGAAAAACAAATTATCAGATTTAAACAATTACTTATTTGAATCGCTTGAACGAATAAATGATGACAGTTTAACGGACAAGCAACTAGAAAAAGAACTTGCAAAAGCAAACACAACCGCATCTATAGCGTTAGCTATTGTAAAAAATGCAGATACGGTGTTAAAAGGCGCAAAATTCCTAAAAGAAAGCGGTGTTCGAATAAATAGCTACGATACAGCTAGAGCTTTAGGTTTGGGTGGTGATGATGGGAAATCAGCAATCGAAACAAAGAAAATGGACTGATGAACATTTGGAATTTATTAGGCAGAACGTGGTTAATACAGAAAAAGATTTGCAAAAACTATTTAATGATAAGTTTGGGTTAAACGTTTCGTTATCTGTTATTGGAAATCTTAAACATTATGCGGGAGTTAAAAGCGGTCTTATAGGTGGAAGATTTAACAAAGGCATGACGCCACATTGCAAGGGTAAGAAATGGGACGAGTTTATGCCAAAAGAATCTCAATTGAGATCTCTGCAAACTTGTTTTAAGAAAGGGTATATACCAAAGAACCACAAACCTGTAGGGACTGAACGTGTAAGGGCTGATGGCCACGTTTGGGTTAAAATTGCAGAGCCAAATAAATGGCGAGAAAAAAGGAAAATAGTTTACGAGCAAGCTTTTGGCAAAATTCCTAAAGGATATAAATTGATATTCTTAGATGGCAATTACTCTAACATTGTTCCTGAAAATTTGACAATAGTAACAAGTGGAGTAGAGTGCATCTTAAACAAAAGACATCTAATGAGTACGGATGCGGAACTGACAAAAAGCGGAATTTTAATCGCAGAACTAATTAAAGCTAAAGCTAAAAAACAAAAAGCTAAAAAACAGGGGGAATAATGGGAAAATCTTATAAAGAAGAATTTAAAGAGTGGTTTGAAAAACAACCACGATATCAAGATGTGTCTGCAGGCGTAAGAAATTGTGCTTTAATGCTTTCGAACTGTTGGCTAAATAACGATAGAGCGTTCTTTAATTATGCTCGTTTAGACGGAAAGAAGACAGCGAAAGTGATTGCGGTACAATTTTGCTGGGATATGAAAAACAAATATATAAAACAGTTAGAAGAAAAATTAAAACAAATTAGTTCAGGAGAATCAGATGAAAAAAAGAGATAAAGTTAAATTGATATGTTATACATCATACTTGATTGTTTTGTTTGTAGTTAGCATTATAAGTTTAAGCATAGGCCATGAAGCATTTGCAACCGTAATGCTTGTTCACAACCCTATATTGGTTATACTTCTATGGATATTTATGTTCAGTTTAGAAAAAAGCTACGAGAACGAAATCAAGAAGCTAGAACAGGAAAGGAGAGAGCTTGCGAAAATTGTCTATGAGAAGCTGTCAACAAACGGTGGCGAAGAAAACTTGAAGCAAGCCATCAAGGAAATCGAAGTTGCTATTGATAAATATCAATCAACGTTAGACAACAAAAAATATTGTGGAGAATATCAACGTAAAAATGTTCAGGCGAAATTGGAAAAAGCGCAACAACACAAGAAAATGCTTGAAGAGAAACTAATCTACGGAAAGAAAAAGAAAGCCGAAGCTCCTGCAAAGGTGGCGGTGCCTGTGGAAAAAGTTGAAAAGCAAAACGATTTTAAGCAAAAACAACTACTAATATGTAACGAAATTGAAAAGATTATGAAAAACCAATTTGCTAACGTTACATACTCAATCAAGAAGAGCGAATCAACCTCAAGCGTTTATTTATCTTTTATAAATTCACACAATATAAACAAAACAATCAGATTTTCAGATCATGGATCTTCTAAAAATATCAGACAATATTCAGAGAAAGTTGTTTTCTCAAACAAAGCTATGGTGAGAATAATTGAGAGCAACCTAAAATCATTGAGCAAAAAGACAGTAATAGTTTTATTAAAACAATTAAATAACAACAAATAAAAGGAGCACGATATGAAATGTCTAAACTGTGGCAAAGAATTAGTTTTGGGCGATAATCACGAAAACGGGCTATGTTCTAAATGTTGCAATATAATTATGCCAATCAAACCTAAGGGAAACATACTTACTCTAAAAAGCTATCAAGACGA